TCTAACGGGAAATTAATATGTTACAGAAACTAGGGTTTTTACCAGGATTTAATAAACAGGTCACACCAACCGGGGCAGAGGGACAATGGACCGGAGGGGATAATGTACGTTTTAGGTATGGATCACCTGAAAAAATAGGTGGTTGGCAACAGCTTGGAGCACAAAATCTTACTGGTGCTGCCAGAGCTCTACATCATTTTGACGATAATGCAGGTATTAAATACGCTGCAATAGGAACAAACAGAATTTTATATGTTTATTCTGGAGGAACTTACTATGATATTCATCCAATTAGACAAACAATAACCGGTGCAACGTTTACTAGCACCTCTTCATCAAAAACAGTTACAGTAAATTGTGGAACTTCTCATGGATTATCAGATGACGACATAGTTTTATTTGAAGATGTTACAGGAGTAACTGGGTCATCTACTTACAATAACGATACATTTAATAACATTAAATACATGGTGACTTCGGCTCCTACAGCAGACACCTTTACAATTACTATGGATTCTACTGAAAGTGGTACGCCTCTAAGTGCATCTGGCTCAGCTAAAATATTATGTTACTATACTGTAGGACCTGCAAAACAATTAGGTGGTTTTGGTTGGGGTACAGGATTATGGAGCGGTACGGTTGCAGGACCAGCTACAACAACACTAGCTTCTACTATTAATGATAGTGTAACTGATATTCCTTTAACTGACACATCTCAGTTTCCATCAACAGGTGAGATTAGAATTGGTTCAGAAGATATTAGTTATACAAATAACAATACAACTACAAACATATTAAGTGGTGGTGCAAGAGAAGTTAATGGTACTACAAAAGCTGGACATAGTGCTGGTGTAACCGTTACAAATATTTCTGATTTTGTAGCATGGGGCGAAGCTTCTTCTGCTGACTTTACCATTGACCCAGGTTTATGGGTATTAGATAATTATGGTACAAAACTTATTGCATTAATTTACAATGGCAGATGTTTTGAATGGGACGCAGCTGCAACTAACGCAACTGCAACCAGAGCAACTATAATAGCAAATGCACCAACTGCATCACGACATGTATTAGTATCTACACCAGATCGACACTTAGTATTTTTTGGAACAGAAACAACCGTAGGAACATCTACATCACAAGATGCTATGTTTATTAGATTCTCTGATCAAGAAAACATTGATGGTACAGATGCATACACAGTAACTGCAGAGAACACGGCAGGTACACAAAGGCTTGCAGCAGGTTCTAAAATTATGGGAGCTATACGAGGTAGAGATGCAATTTATGTTTGGACAGATACTGCATTATTTTTAATGACCTTTGTAGGTGCACCGTTTACTTTTTCTTTTCAACAGATAGGAAGTAACTGTGGATTGATAGGTAAGAATGCTTGCGTAGAGGTAGATGGCACAGCTTTCTGGATGTCAGAAAACGGTTTCTTTAAATACGATGGTCAACTAGAATCTATGGACTGTCTAGTAGAAGATTTTGTTTATGACGATTTAAACTCTACACCTAGAGATTTAATTAACGTAGGATTAAATAACTTGTTTGGTGAAGTTATATGGTTTTACTGTAGTGCAAACTCTAATGTCATAGATAGAATGGTTTCATACAATTACATTGAGTCTTATAGCAGAGCTAGTCCTAAACAAGCAATTTGGACTACAGGGACATTACCACGTACAGCGTGGGCGGACTCTGCTGTATTTGCTAAACCTCATGCTACTTATTATACAGATAGTGACAACTCATCAGACGTTGTAGGTAACACTGACGGACACACAATATACTATGAACATGAAACAGGGACAGATCAAGTTGTGGCTGGAGGAACAGTTACACCTATACTTGCAGAAATTACATCTGGAGACTTTGACATTACACAAAAAAGAACGGCACAAGGACAGACAATTGGTATGCCAGATCTTAGAGGGGATGGTGAATTTTTAATGAAAATAAGAAGAATTATACCAGACTTTATATCTCAAACAGGTAACGCAACAATTACATTATTACTAAGAAATTACCCTAACGACACAGCATCTAGTTCATCATTAGGTCCCTTTACAGTAAGTAGTTCTACTGATAAAGTAGACACTAGGGCAAGAGCGAGAGCAATTGCGTTAAAAATATCTAACACAGCAGTCTCACAAGATTGGAAGTTAGGTACATTTAGATTAGATATACAACCGGATGGTAGAAGATAATGTCATTAGCATCTTTAATAGGAATAGATAGAGAACGTTACGATGCAGGTAACAAATTTTTAAGTCAAGATAGATTTCTTGCTAACTATAATCCAAGAGATCCTATAACTTTTAACGTATCACCTAATATAAACACAGGTATCATGGGTCCTCGTGTATATCCTTATCCCCCTATTTTTCCCCCAGGTGACGGAGATGACGGAGGAAATATAAATTTAGGTGGTAAAGATTATGGTTATACATCACTTTATGATCAAAGCAAAACAGTTCAAGGTCCACAAACAAAAGAAGAATTTGAAAATTACCTTAATGATATAGGTGTAGGAACAATTACAAAAGAAGAAGAAGACTTTGCTAAAGCTGAAGCATTAAAACAAGGTTTGGTCAATATAAGTAAAGCTGCACTATTTGGTCCACTTCAATATGTAGCATTATCAGGAGTAAATAAAGGTATAGATTTTGGAATTAATAAAGCAAAAGATTTTTTTGATGATGACGGAGATCAACCAGGACCTGATATTACACCAGGCACATTTACAGCTGAATCTATTGATGATTATTTTAAGGGTGAAGAAGGACCTACAACAACCTCATCTACAACAACGATGGGTAGAGCCCCGGAAAGTTATGAAGATTTACAATATGGTGGTAGAGTAGGTTATTCCAATGGTGGAGCATCATTAGATGATGCTAAAATGATGGCACCTAAAGGTGAGTTTCTTGCATACATTAATCCAAAAGAAGCACAGATGTTAAAAAACGCTGGAGGCTCTGGTATCATGACAGCTATGGGTATTCCAAGTTTTACTGAAGATGAAGAAGACACAGGAGATGTAGCAAATCCAGGCAGCGGCGGCAACCAAAGTAGTGATGATGGATTTGCAGGAGAAGAAGGCCCAAGACCAACTTATTCTGAACAGTATAAACAAATGACAAAACCAGGAGGTAGCAATACTCCTCCTCCTACTTTCAAAGATAATACACCTATTTTAAGTAATTTAGATTTTAGATTTATAAATGACCTAGACCCTGCTTTTACTTACGCTAGTAATTATGGAAAATTAGGTGGTATACTTGATATGAACAGAACACTACTACAAGAAGAACCTGTAGGTTCTATAGGTTATACTGATCCATTTGGTAATTTTTCATTAGGTTATAACACAGATTTAGGCAAGGTAGCTACAGGTAGGTTAGGTAATCTTAATGTAGGATATACTGACCTAAGCGGACCTACAGTTGATTATACGGGTGCTTTTGCTAATGATGCTGGTCGTCTTGGTTTTAGTTATAATCGAGATGCAGGACCCTATGTAAATTTAAGTTATAAAAAACAATTTAATAACGGCGGTATCGTGGGGTTGTATAGATAATGGCAAAGATAGTGCAATCATTAACTAGAGCCAGTAAAGAATATGATCAAGGTACGTTTCAATCTTTAGTTAGAGATTTAGATAACGTAATTAATAAACTTAATTCTACATTCCAAGATGAAATTAAACAGGAGATAGAAGCTAAAGCTTTCTTTTTAGAATAATGGCAACAACAAATCAGTTTAAATTTTTTGGCGTAGACAATGTTACATCAACAGATCCACAAACTATGTTTGGCACAACAAGTAGTGTGCAAAACCCTTTGGTAAACGAAACATATATTATAAAATCTATAAAAGTAACGTCAGCTGGTACACCTACAGTTACCATTATTAACAATAGTATCACTACAATTAAATCAGCTGCTTTAACAGCTAATCAAACACAGGAACTATTAACTGTTCCTTTAGTGGTAGAGGGTGGTAAAATACTAACAGTTGCATCAAGCAGCACAGATTCTTTTGATATAGCTATTAGTTATTTAAACATAAAAAAGGATAAGGTAGACTAATGGATAAAATACCAGACAATATACCAGTAATAGATGCCGTAAAGACAATAAGTCAATATAGGCATAAGAAAACAGGGGCCATTTATAAGACAAAAGAAGAGTGGCAAAAGCTTGGAATACCCAACAAAGACATAGCGCAGGACCTAACAGTTATTATGCCTCCGCTTGATTTGTTAGGAAAAACAAGTTAAAACGATTATTTGGGGTTAAATTATGGCAATATCTAATATGCAACAAGCAAGACAATTACGAGCAGGTGGCGGGATTATGGCAATCCCTAGACAGAATTATGGCCTAGGTAAACTTGTAAGGAAAATCACTAGACCTCTTAAGAAAATTGCTAAAAGTCCTTTAGGTAAAGCTGCTTTGTTAGCAGGTGCAACTTATGGTTTAGGTGCATTAGGAAGTGCCTCTGGTGGCAAAACTACTTTTTTAAAAGCTTTAAGATCAGGTGGACTTAAAAATTTTGGTTTAAGCAATATAGGAGGTGGTTTAAAAACTTTAGCTTTGGGTAATGAAAACATATTAGGTGGACAAGGTTTATTTGGAAAAGACGGTACATTTAAAGGCAATAGAGCTTTACTTACAGCAGGTATAGGTGCAACAGCATTACCATTTTTATTAGGTGGTGGCGAAGACGAGGAAGAAATTACAGAATCATTTTCAGTAACACCTAGTTCTATTACAGATATTGTATCTATGGCTAGAGCAAGAGATCCAAGTTTAAGATTTTTACCGCAAAACGCATACACACAAGCAGGTTTCTTTAACGCTGCTGATGGTGGTATGGCTAGAACAGGTTACCAAATGGGTGGACCGACTGAAGAAGTAGTAGAATCTATGGACACACAAGAAGTTGTATCTAATCCAGATCCAATGGCAGAATTAAATATGTTGTCTATAGAATTATTTGGCAAACCTTTAGACCAATTAAACGAAACTGAGAGAGGACAACTACAAGAATTAATACAAAGCAGAATGCAACAACAAGATCAACAAAGAGTTATGGCAGAATCAGGTGGCATGATGGATTATATGTCTAGCGCTAACCCTATGGCAGAATCATATCTTATGGAAGATGAAGATATTGTTAATATGTACAGACCTGGTGGTCAAAGACGACAAATGGCTGCTGAAGGTGGTATCATGGATTTAGGTGGTATGGAAAAAGATTACAGAGAAGAAGGTGGCTTTGTACCAATAGGTGCAAAAGAAAAAGCCGATGATGTACCAGCAAGACTATCGAAAAACGAATTTGTATTTACAGCAGATGCTGTTAGAAATGCAGGTGGCGGCGATATAGATAGAGGCGCTGAAGTTATGGAAAATTTAATGAACAATTTAGAACAAGGCGGAGAAGTATCTGAAGAGTCGCAAGGCATGAACCCTGCGCAAGAGATGTTTGACACCGCACAAATGTTGGAGGGCAGAATAGCATAATGGCATTACCAGATTATTTAGAAGATACAGCCAAGGACTTTGCCAAGCAGTCGGTAGCCACGTATTCGGCTCCGATTGAGACAAGCACATTTACTGGCGGACTAGACGCATCAGGTCAAAGGGCTGCGGGACCGGGGATCACGGGACTTAATCCATTTGTTGCAGCAATGGATCCTCTGCAAACACAAGCACAACAAATAGCAACACAAGGTATAGGATCTTACGCAAATTATTTAAATGCGGCTAAAGCAAACGTAGCTAGTCAAGCAGGTCTAACAGGACCACAAGCTTTCCAAAATTTTATGTCTCCGTACCAACAACAAGTTATTGATACAACGTTAGCAGACTTTGACACATCAAGAATTGCAGACAGAAGAGCTATACAGGACGCAGCTGTAGGCACAGGTAATTTTGGTGGTGGTAGAGAAGGAGCAATGTTAGGTGCATACGATGCTGATACTTTATCTGGCAGAGCTGCACTACAAGCAGGATTATTACAACAAGGATTTACACAAGCAAACCAATTAGCACAACAAGCTTTTGCTAATCAAGGAACATTAGCACAAAATCAAATGGGTCTATCTAATTTTGAAAGAACAGGTTTAGGACAAGACATCGGTGCTCTTGGAAACTTAGGTGCTCTTAACCAACAACAAGCACAAGCTAACTTATTAGCTAACCAACAAGCAGCTAAGACAGCAGCTTACGAACCATACGGTAGATTACAACAATACGGTCAAGGCTTAACAGGACTAGCAGGTGGTGTAGCATCAGCTTACGCTGAACCAGCACCAGTGCAAAGTCCATTATCACAAGCTCTATCAACAGCTTTAGGAGTAGGAGGAATTTACTCTAGACTGTATGGTGGCAACAGGGGGGTTTAATGAGACCTCTTAAAAGACCAATGTTCAGAACAGGTGGACCTATCAAAGAAGGCGTTATGAATGGCCTTAAAGATGGCGGACCAGCTACATACATGGCTGACGCTACTATGATGGCCGGTGGTGGTATGCCTAACATGAGAGGCAGAGTTACAGGACCAGGTGGTTATGCTGGGTTAAAAGATAAAGTTATAAAAGGTGCAAAAATAACTGGAGGAACAATTGGTTCTGGAATAAGTTTAGATTTTTTATTTAACCTCCTAAGTAATGCATCTTCCGCTGGATTGTTTGCAAAAGGGGGTCTAGCAGACTTACCCCCTATGAGAGGAATGGTAACAAGACCTGGAAAATACTCTCAAGATAAAACTTTAGTAGACACCGCGGGTAATATTTTAAGAAAATCAGCAGGACAAACAATAACTAATCTTAAAAAAAATCCAATTAAAACAACAGTAACAGGTAAATTTGGAAAAGCTGCTAAGTATGGAGGAGGAATTTTAGATAATATATTAAGAAAACTAAACATTCAAACAATACCTAAAAGAATTCCATCATCTGGTGGAATGGGTGGAGTAAAGTTAACTGAACAACAAATTAAAGCTGGTATGGGAACAAAACCACTTTCATTTTTTGAACGAGTAAACATGTTTAGACAAGCTAACCCAAAAACATTTTATGGAACTCTTCCGTTTGGTGTAAGTGGGGCGATTACTACGGGCGCAGGATTGGGTCCTCCAGCAATTGATTTAGGTAAAAGAGCATTACTTCAAGTGGCAGACCTTGCTGTGCCTGATGTAATATTTGACCAAGATAAATATATTGCAGAAAAAGAAGCAAATAAAAAATTATTAGAAGAAGCAAAAAAGAAAAAAGAACGTGCAGGAGATAACGTTCCTGATGCTGTTAAAGATCCACCTAAACCTTCAAAAGAAGAATTAGACAAGAAAAAATTAGACAGAATTTACAAGCTACTTGGTGTTAAAAGAGCGCAAGCAGACGCTGCATCTAAAGCATTAATAGATATGAGTAGATACATAGACGAAGGTGGTAGAGATGTTATTTCTAAAAAGAACATAGGTTCTACAATTAGTAAAGCAATCAGTGCATTTGATAAAAGATTAGATAAAGCAGATCAATTAAAAGAGGCTGCAGGATTAATGGTAGCTAAAGGTATTGCTAATGAAGGTGATATTGATAAAAAATATAAACAAGTTATGATTGATGCTAAATTAAGAGAATTAAATCCTACAGTGTTAGATCAAAAAGCTTTGCTTGATGTAAAAGGACAAACTTTAACACATGATCGTACAAAAACAATTGCTAGAAGATCATTCCCTAACGCAATTGTATTAGCTGACGCCAGCGACGCTAAAGATGCAGGTGTTGGTGATACAATAACAGCTGAGGATTTTGTTAAAAAACAAATTGAAACACAAGGCGGCGATGTAGCAGGAGTCTACATTGTAGACAAATCAATTATCCAAGTAGATGCTAAGGGAAACACTAAGCAATTATTATAATGACCTATGCCTTTAACTCCCATACAAAATAATCTTTCTGGAGCAGAAAAAAATAATAAAGTAGGTGTAATAGAATCTATGCTATCAGGTATAGCATCAGGTCTTATTGCAATACCAAAAGGTTTCTTTTCTTTAGGTGCTAGTCTTTTAGATCTTGGTGCTAACACAGGTAAAGCTGCTGCAGTAGAACAATTTTTTGATGATCTTACAACTTTTGATGAGAAAGCAGAAGCTACAGCTGCAGGAAAAATTACAGAACTATTAGTTAACATTGGTATACCAGGTGGTATAGCTTTAAAAAGTGCGAGCGGACTAGCAAAGTCTGCTATGCTAGCCAGACAAAATGGTAAGTACGTAAGACTTAACGATCCAAAATTATTAGATGATCTTGGTAAAGGTACAACGCTTACGGGAGCAGGAAGAACAAGACAAGCTGTTGCTGGAGCTCTAGGTGCTGGTGCTGCAGAAGGTGTTTTTGTGGGAGATGTAGAGGGCATAGGTACATTTGGAGATTTATTAGGTGGTCCTACTAAAATTAATAGAGATGAAGAAGACAATGCTGTTAGAGAAATATTAAACAGAGTTAAGTTTGGTACAGAGGGTGCATTATTTACAGGTGCTATTAGTGGTGCAGGAACTGTAATAAAAAAATTAACAGATAGAAACAGAAAACTAGACGTAGCTAACTCTCAATTAGATAAATGGATTGATAGGGTTGCATCTAAATTTAGAGCACGTAGTGGTAAGACACAAGAATTTTTTGACATAGAAAGACAATCTATTGGTGC